TCCACCTGCGTGATGGCCCCGCTAAAGCCCTGCGGGGGAAGGCACATGCATGCCGCATGCTGGCGAATCGCTCACATTTCAGTCACCTCATATTCCCAAGTTCGATTTGTAGGCGTCAAGGAGACCTTCTTCTCGGAGCGCCTCGGTTGCCTTCTGCGTGGCGGCCGTGATTTCATGCTTGAGGCCATGGGCGGCCAGAGCGTCACACAGAAGCTCGACCAGAGATGCCTTCCTCCGATCCTTGGCGATCAGCTTGAGCTTCATCAGCTCCACCTTTGTGCGCTGGCGGTCGGCCTCCAGGCAGGCGATTTCAGAATCCAGAGCTACGCGATCCTTGATGTCGGTGTGCTCGCCGTAGACGAGAAACCGCTCCTTGTTCCTCAGCCGCAGAGCCTCCTTATCGAAGAGCTCCCGCTTGTTGATCTCGCGCTTCAGCGTGAGCTCGGTGATTTGTTGTTCAAAGCTGCTCATTTACGCCCTTTCGTTGGTCAAACCGCAGCGCCCTGGTTCAAGGCGCTCTGGTTTGTCCCGTATCGCGTGACGGTTGGCACTGCAGGATCTCCCAGCCGCTGCAGGCTTCCACCCCCGGCCTCAGAGAGACGCAGACCTCGGCGGCTGCTCAGCTACGGGATTCCTTCGCTGCTCTCGTCATTGGCTTGACCGCTGCACTTTTGCGTTACTGCTTTGTGCTGCGATGGATGTATTGCACCATTCGGTGTCATGCATGTCAATACCATTTGGTGTCATTGAGGCTACTTTTTTTTTGGTGCACTGCTTCAGGTGCCTGAAGAAGGCATGAAAAAACCCGCCAGGAGGCGGGTCGGTTTATGGATGAAGTTGCTTAGGCAGGGTTTCTGATGAAACCGCGCGCTATCCAGCCGATGATGGTGGCGGCCAGATAAATTAAGGCTGCCCCACCTAGTGCGTAACCAAAGTGCTTTAGCAGATCAACTATCCGTCCCTTGAAAAGCATGCTGTTCAGGGCCTCAAGCTGCTCAGGAGTTGGACGGAAATTTGCACTGACAGAATCAGCATAAAGACGAACATTCGCCGAAGTGCTTGAGTCCATCCAAACCATGCCTTTGGAAGTGTGATCTTTGTAAGGAATCAGCATCTTCCCATCATCAGATTTATGGGCCTTGAAGCACAAGGACCCATACACCTTCTTTCCAGGCAAATCCAAAGTGACCGGCTGATACTTGTCTTCAAACTCACATTTACTGTCTTCAATCAGAATTGGTGGAAAGCCAAGTGCGAGGACTTCAAAGGTTGCTCTGTCCATTGGCGGGTTTAGAAATCCAACTGCTATGGCCGATGCCGCCCATAGGGCCATCAATGCATATGTGATTCTTCTAAAACCAGAGAACAGGTCAAGCTTCACAGTTTTGCTCCCATCCAAATCGCACGCCCCTGCACAGCAGTTTCTGTGGCACCGTCTATCAGGATGTCATCATGGTCGGGATTGTCCGATCTAGCCACCCATCCATCGTTTACCTTGAAAAAGCGTTTCACCATCATCTCGCCATCCCAGCTAAAGGCATAAATATGGCCGGCTCGTGGTTCTCGATCGGCCTTGTTGATCAAAAGTACAGCACCATCTTTTATGGTGGGCTCCATGCTGGCGCCCCTCACGGTCACTATTGCTGCGTTGGCCGGGCTTACACCGGCATTGCGCAAGAAGTCACGGCGGAACTGCAGGGTTCCAGCTTCTTCCACGATTTCAACTAATCGGCCTGGGCCCGCACCGACTTCGACGGTCAAGATGCTCACGCCGACGAAATCAGAAGACTCCTCATCTCCATCGAGCGAATATTTCGGGAGGTCGAGCTTCTCCTCAATCTCTCTAGCAAGTTCGGCCCCGATATCTCGTGACCCCTGAAGGCGGTTGCTCCAGAAACTGGACGAACGGCCGAGCAGATTTACCAGGTCGGAAGGGGACCCGGCGTCTGGGTTCTTCCGGCTCACCCAGCCTCTGCGCACACAAAGGGCGTTCAGATTGTGTTTTCGGATCTCAGATAAAGACGACATGCCCCGAATAGACATCATGAATGACACCATTTGGTATTGACACCTAATTGCACCATGTGGTGCAATGAGGCATGGACCTCAAAAAATACCTTATGGCGTTGTCGCCAACCGAGCGCGGCGAGTTTGCTTTGCGCTGTGGAACGACCATCGGGCATCTCACGAATGTCGCGAATGGACACAAGCCCTGTTCGCCTGAGCTCGCTGTTGCGATTGAGCGCGAATCCTCCGGCGATGTCCGAGGGGAAGGGCTTACCCAGAAGCTCGACTGGGCCTACATCCGATCCGGCGCTGCGCACCTGACCCCAGAGCAGCCCGCCCCCGTTTCCCCCACCACAACTACTCAAGAGGCCTGAAAGATGACCTACCGCAAGCGCGAACTCGTTCGTCGTCCCAGCGCAATGGTGCGCACCAACGAGAAGGAAGAGTCCGAGCTGGACATCCTGGTGGAGTTTTATGGCGGGGTGTCGAAGAGCGAAGCCTTCCGTCTGGCCTTGCTGGAGATTGCTCGTGAGAAACGTCATGAGAGCAATTCTTTGGCGCCGCGACGTTTGGCCCAACCCGTTGACGGCAACGCCTTTTCATGCCTGCGGGCGGCGTGAGCCATGACATCACTGGGGAGACCACCAGACATGGCACCGCCAAAACCGACCATTACTGAGACACCAGTCTCACTTGAAGGCTTTGAACTTCAAGACATTGCTGCTCTTGAAAAAGTAGCAGAAGACCGCGGCATTTCTTTCGATGAAGCGTGCAGGCAGCTGCTGCAAGAGCACGCCCGTAGCCTGCGCAAATCGCAACCAAAGGGCCTGCTGCAGCGCCTGTTTGGCAACCGTGCGGCGCACTAAGAGTTACTCAAAAGTTATGCATACGAACGACCACAAAGAAAAACGCCTGCGGCTTTTGGCGAAGCGTGCAGGCGTTCTTTTGGAGGTCGCCTATCTCGGAGGCAACCGGGATAGGGCAATTCATTTCCTAAATCGAATGAACCGGATCTTAAAGCTGGTTCAGCAAGAAAACAAGGGGGCCTGATATGGCTCGCATCAGAACCATCAAACCTGAATTTTTCACGTCCGAAGACATCGTGTCTTTGTCGCCGCTGGCACGCCTCTTTTACGTGTCACTGTGGTGTGAGGCTGACCGCGATGGCCGCCTTGAATGGAAGCCTCGCACCTTCAAATTGCGCTACCTCCCAGGCGACAACTGTGATGTTGATGTGCTTGGCTCGGAGCTGACAAGCGCCGGTCTTGTGGTGCTCTACGAGGCCGAAGGAAAGGTCTATGCGGAGATTCCAAGCTTCACAAAGCACCAAATCATCAACAACAGGGAGGCGGAAAGCATCATCCCGGCACGCGTGAAGCACGCGTCAACCACGCGTGAAAGCGGAAAGGAAGGAAGGAAAGGAAAGGAAGGGAATGACGCGTCAAGTCACGCGTCGTTGTTCGAGACCTTCTGGGAGACCTATCCGAAAAAAGTTGGGAAGGACGCTGCACGCAAAGCCTTCGAGAAGCGAAAGCCTGACGAGCCATTGCTCGAAAAAATGCTCAGCGCGATCCGCCAGCAGGCCCAGAGCGACCAGTGGACGAGGGACGGCGGGGAGTTCATCCCGCACCCGTCGACTTGGCTGAACCAGGGGCGTTTCGATGACGAACCGGGCGGTAAGGCGGCCGCCGGCCAACCGGGCAGCGCCATTGGGAGCTTCGTGTGATGCGGGGCCAAGAACCTTTGCTGCAGATGCGTCGAGCCGGCGTTTTGCCCAGCGCAACAGCCTGGGTGACAGACACGGAATGCGAGCTGGACGCCTGGCTTTCGCGCAATTGGCACGGCGCCCCAAATACCGCCACTGGGCACCTAGAGCCATGCATTCACCTCGATGAACGCGACGTTCCAGAGCTGCTCGACTTCCGATGCCTGATCGGCCTGCAAGTGCACCTGCACTGCTGGAGAGGCGATGAACGGGCAAAGCGCCTGTTTGCCGCGATCCGCAATGCAGGGCCCGCCGCCTTGGCATGTGCCCGAGACAACGAAGTTTGGTTTTTTACGAAAGAGCAGGGTGGAAATGGCAAACGTCTACGTACCTGATGACATCGATTTCGCTCAGTACGAGCAGGAAACCGAAGCGCAGCGCAAAGTTCTGCCAGCGTCTCTGTGGGTGCAGCAGCTGATCGACCGCATCCAGAACCCAGTGAAGGCGAAGCATCGCCTGATGCCTTGGAAAAAGACCCATGGCCTGTTGCAGTTCCGTCCTGGAGAAGTCACGGTCTGGGCCGGCGCCAACGGTCAGGGCAAGTCGATGGTCACCGGCATGGTCGCCCTGAGCTTGGCCGCCCAAGGGGAAAAGATCTGCATCGCCTCGTTCGAAATGAAGCCTGAGCGGACTCTTGAGCGCATGGGCCGTCAGTTCGCAGGCATGAATCCCGAGGCCGTGGCTGCCCGTGGCAGTGAGAAGTCGATCAAGAACCTGCTTGACGTGTATGAGCAGTTCCGCGATTGGACGGACCAGCGCCTATGGCTCTACGACCAGCAAGGCACCGTGGCCTGGACGAATGTGTGTGCAGTGGCCCGCTACGCCGCAAAGGTGCTGGGCGTCACGCAGATCTTCATCGACTCGCTCATGAAGTGCGTGCAGGGCGAGGACGACTACAACGGCCAAAAGGCTTTTGTGGACGAGCTGACGGCCATCGCGCGCGACTACGGGGTGCACATCCACCTGGTGCACCACATCAAAAAGCCAGCAAACGAAGAGCACGCCCCCAACAAATACGACCTCAAGGGCACCGGCGCCGTGTCTGACCTCGTGGACAACGTGGTGCTGGTCTGGCGCAACAAGGTCAAAGAGCGCAAGCGCGAAGAAAACAAGCTCACAGAAGAAGACGAGGTTCGGGAGCCGGACACGGTTCTGATCTGTGACAAGCAGCGCAACGGCGAGTGGGAAGGAAAGATCGGCCTCTGGTTCGACAAGCCAAGCCAGCAGTTCCTGGGCATCCATGGTGCCGACCCATTGCAACTCTATGTAGACCCCAGCGAATAAAACAGGAGCAACGAATCATGATCATCATTGGAATTGACCCAGGTTTGACAGGTGCTTGCGCCGTCATGGACCACAACGGCGTGCGGGCCATCTTCGACTTGCCCACCATGCCCGTGCCTGGCGCCGGCGAGAAAGCGCTGGTCAAGCGCAAGATCGACGGCAAGGCCTTCTGCCAGCTGCTGCTGAAGCACTGCCCGGCCGGTGAAGGCAAGCCACTGGCCGTGCTGGAGAAGGTCAACACCATGGGCGGCGCAAACAACGCGGTGCAGACCCAGGGCAGCCTGATGCGTAGCCTGGGCGCGATCGAGAGCGTGCTGGAGTGCCTCGGCTACCCGACCGAGCATGTCGCGCCCCAGTCGTGGAAAAAGCTGTTCCGCCTAGGCTCCGAGAAGACCAAAGCTCTGGAAATGGCCCGCAAGCTGCACCCCGAAGCTGCCGGCAACCTCACACGCCAGAAGGACCACAACCGCGCCGAAGCGGTGCTGCTGGCCCACTGGGGAAAGGTGGAGCTGGTATGAGCTGGCTCTGGCTTATCCCCGCATTCCTGGCCGGCCTGGTCATCGGCATCTGGCTCGGCATCGCCTCGGTCTCCAACAGCATGGATGGGTACTGACCATGGACACGACCTCATCCAACGTCATCCCCCAGAGCTTCGGCGGCCGGCCCTACCCGCAGATCGCTGAGCTGGTCGACGACCTGAACGCAGTGCTGGGCAAGTACGACGGCCAGATCCCGCTGGCGGCTGCAATCGGCGCGCTGCGCATCGTGGAGCACGGGCTGCTCCAGCAGGAAGGATCGTGATATGCGCGACCGCCTCACCCTTGTCCTAAAGACCCCAGAGCAGGGCCACATCGCCATCATCAGCGCCTGGAAGCAAGCCAAGCAGGTGCTGGCCGATGGCCGCCGGCTGGTGCTCGAGCTCCGACCCGAGCGCCGGCAAGAACGCCACAGCCGCCACTTCCACAGCCTCATCAACCAGATCAGCGCGCATGTGGGCGGCGACCTATCCAACACCGACGACGCCAAGCGCATCCTAATCAGCGCCTTCCGCATGGACACCCTGCGCGATTCCCAGTTCTGCGACGAGTGGGCACGCTTCGGTGATCTGCGTATCGGTCGTGGCCTGCGCGGTGAGACCGTGATGCTGGGCACCCAGTCCAAGGACTTCACCGACAAGCTGGCCCGCGGCTTCATCGAATGGCTGTATGCATTCGGCGCTGAGGCGGGTGTGGCCTTCAAGCCATGGGAGGGCGACCAGTGCTGAACCGCCTGACCAACGCCGAGCGCGAGCACCTTGCCCGGGTGAAGCAGCTGCCCTGCAGCGTCTGCGATGAACCCGGCCCCAGCGAAGCCCACCACATCAATCAGGGCCAGCAATACACAGCTGTTGCTCTGTGCCCCAGCTGCCACACCGGCTCCCTCATGGGCTGGCACGGCCAGAGGCGCATATGGGCTATCAAGAAGATGGATGAAATCGCAGCGCTGAACATAACAGTCAAGCGCTTGATGCTAGAAAAATAGGAGCAAATATGAACGCAGTGGCAGAACACCAGCACATCGATGAGTGCCAGCTGAACGACTTGCTCAACGAGATCCTGAGGGAGTGGCACATCTGGTCAGCCGGCGACACGATTGCCGAGGGCTACCCCAGCCGCTCCCCGTCCTGCGCCCTTGGACCGGCGGGTAGTGATGGGGATGGCCCATGCATGGAAACTGTGGACGCCGTGATGGATGCCATTCCTCAGCCCCACCGTACAGCCCTGGCATTCCAGGCGCGCAACCTTCACAGCCGCGCCCAGGTGTGGAGCAGCCCCAGGCTCCCGGCCAACTGGGAGGAGCGCCAGATTCTGCTGATGGAGGCCCGAAACCTGTTCACGCGCGGCCTGATGGCAAAAGGCGTTTTAGGGGGTTGACGCAAAAAACAGTTCGTGCAGAATACGTCTCGGGCCGTTGCGCCCAAAAATTCCAAAGCCCTGGCCTCAACCGCCGGGGCTTTTTCGTTTGTCTCCTGCTGGCCGAAAGCCGGCACCTGCCGCCCAGGTTCGCCTCGGCGGCTTTTTTATTCCCGCTATGACCGAACTCGAACTTCAACGGGCAAAGCGCTGCTACGCACAGATGGTGCGTCCATCACGCTGGGAACGGTTCCGCACATGGCTGCGATCTTTCTCGCCACAGCAGAAGAAGCTGGCCAAACGCCGCGTGCAGCTCGATCGCAAGGCGGAGGTAGAGCGAAAGGCTCGTGAAGCCCTCTGAGCAGTTTCGCCACCACCAGGCGCGTCCGGCAAAGCATGCACTGACACATGGGACGCTAGGCCTGTGTGGTGGCACCTATTAAATGGCAGTTATCTACATTGCCTTGATCGATTCCGACAACCAGTTCATGGCATTCGGCGCTTGAGTTAGCCCGTAATCCAAAGCCTTGGTCAAGAGGTGTTTTGCGCCTTCTTCTCCTAAAGAGGAGAGCTTTTTAGAGAGCGTGGATTTTTCTTCTACGGGGAGGTTTGATTCTTCGATGCGCCGCTGTAATAAAGCCGTCAAGGTGTCCTCATGTAGCTTGACGGTGACCACATCAAGGATCTTTGATAAACCGCCATCATCCAAAAGGAAATCCATGCCTTTATGCGTAGCTAAGAGGGCGAGGATGCCGACTTTGCCGCCAAACATGTGCTCGGACTTCATGTCAATCAGTCCATGCTGCTTCAGATAGTGAAGGTTGGCATAAACGACTGTGAAATCTGGGTGCCAGCGCCTTATTTCCGCAGTTATGTCATCAAGATCAAACGGATATTTCTCAGCAAGAGCCTTCAATATCGTGGCTTGAAGGTTGCGATCTAAAAGAGTTTTTGTTTCCATATCCACATATTTACATACTCCTATGGCACTCACCCCAAAGCAAGAGCGCTTTGTGGCCGAGTACCTGATTGACCTGAACGCGACTCAGGCCGCGATCAGGGCTGGCTACAGCCAAAAGACAGCTGGCCAGATCGGCGAGCAAAACTTGAAGAAACTTGAAATCGCTGAAGCGATCAAGGCCGCCATGGAAAAAAGGGCTGACCGCAACAGCGTCACCCAGGATGAAGTGATCAGCGGACTGCGAGAGCTGCGCGACATGGCCATGGGCAAGAAGCCTATGCGGGTGACAGAGATCCTGCGGGTCTCCGGGAAGCCTCCCAAGACCATCGAGCTTGATGTGAAGGTCTTCGAGGCTGCTGCTGCCAAGGGCGCCTTGGAGCTGCTCGGAAAGCACATCGGCATGTTCAAGGAGAAGGTCGAGCTCACCGGTGCCAACGGCGGCCCGGTCGAGACAGTCTCGCGCGTCACGCGCACCATCGTGGACCCCAAGGCATGAGAACGCTGGACCTGAAGACGGCGCGAGTGTTTGCGCCGCTGCTGGAGCCTGCCCGCTACAAGGGCGCGCACGGCGGCCGGGGCTCTGGGAAGTCCCATTTCTTCGGCGAGATGCTGATCGAGGATTGCTTGTATGAGCCTGGGGCCAGTGGTGGAGAGGGCCTGAGATCAGTGTGCATCCGTGAGGTGCAGAAGGATCTGAGCCAGTCCAGCAAGGCGTTGCTCGAGGGCAAGCTATCCGCGCTGAACCTGGGGTCGGCCGATGGCTTCCGGGTCTACAAGGACGTCATCACGACGCCTGGCGACGGCCTGATCATCTTCAAGGGCATGAACGACTACACGGCCGACAGCGTGAAATCGCTGGAAGGCTTCAAGCGGGCATGGTGGGAAGAGGCGCAGACTGCCACACAGCGAAGCCTGGACCTGCTGCGGCCAACAATGCGCGCACCGGGCTCACAGCTCTGGTTCGGATGGAATCCGCGCTTTGCAATGGATCCGGTGGACCGCATGTTGCGCGCTGCTGAGCTGCCCACAGGCGCCCTGGTGGTGCAAGCCAACTGGCGGGACAACCCCTGGTTTCCTGCAGAGCTCGAGCAAGAGCGCCTGGACTGCCTGAGGCAGCAGCCTGACAAGTACGACCACATCTGGGAAGGCGGCTACGAGACGGTCAATGAGGGCGCCTACTTCGCCAAGCAGCTGACAGCAGCCAAGGCAGAGGGCAGGCTTGGCGTGGTGGCGGCTGACCCCAGCATGCGCCTACGGGCCTATGTGGACATTGGCGGCACGGGCCGGAATGCCGACAGCTTCGCCATGTGGATCGTCCAGTTTGTCGGCCTGCAGGTGCGCGTGCTGGACTACTACGAGGCCCAGGGACAGCCCATGGCGACGCATGTGCAGTGGCTGCATGACCGTGGCTACAAGTCTGATCGCCTGGACATATGGTTGCCACATGACGGAGACCGCTCCGATGTGGTGTTCGCTGTGACGCCGGCGAGCGAGCTGCGCCGCCTTGGCTACACCGTGACCACGATCCCGAACCAAGGTAAGGGCGCTGCGCTCAAGCGGGTCGAAGCCGCGCGCCAGCTGTTTCCCAGCATCTGGTTCAACCAAGAGAGCTGTTCCGGTGGCCTGGCGGCCCTGGGCTGGTACCACGAGAAGCGCGATGAAAAGCGAGGAATCGGCCTGGGCCCAGAGCACGACTGGTCAAGCCACGGCTCCGACGCCTTCGGGCTCATGTGCTGCGATTGGCAGCCGCCAAAGATCAAGACAAGCAAGCCTGCGCCCGTGGCGTCTGGCTGGATGGGATAGACATGGCCACTTCTGACAATGACATCCTGACAGATGCTCGGGAGCGCATGCGCGCCTGTGTGGATGCCGAGAGCTCTGGACGCTATGAAGCGCTGGATGACCTCAAATTCCTGCTGGGCGGCAAGAACCAGTGGCCCGCGCAGGCAGTGAAGCAGCGTGAGATGGAAGGTCGCCCTTGCATGACCTTCAACCAGTTGCCGGCCATCCTGCAGCAGGTGACGAATGACCAGCGCCAGAACACTCCATCCATCAAGGTTCACCCTGTGGACGACGGCGCGGACGTCGAGACGGCTCAGGTGCTTCAGGGCCTGATTCGCCACATCGAATACAGCAGCGATGCAGACGCGGCCTACGACACGGCGGTCAACTCGGCTGCGGCATGCGGCTTCGGTGTCTGGCGACTGATCACCGAATACGAGGCCCCTAACAGCTTCGATCAGGTGATCCGCTTCCAGCGCATCCGAAACCCGCTGAGCGTCTACATCGATCCATTCGCCCAGTGCCCAGTGGCATCGGACATGCGCTACTGCTTCCTGACAGACCTGATCCCCACAGAGCAATTCAAGCGCGAGTACCCGAATGCCAAGGTCACCGATGGAGTCGAGTGGCAAGGCGTGGGCGACACCTACAAGCAGGGATGGGTGCGCGATGACGGGATCATCGTGGCCGAGTACTACCGCATCGTCCTGACCTCGGACACCCTGGTCTTGATGCAAGACGGCAGCACCGCCTGGAAGTCTGACCTCAGCGAGGATGCCAAGGCCGTCAGCGCCAAGACCCGGCCCAGCATGCGCCGCAAGGTCAAGTGGGCAAAGATCACTGGCTGCGATGTCCTGGAAGAGGCAGAAATACCCGGAAGCTGGATCCCCGTTTTCCCGGTCTATGGACAAGAGCTGGACGTTGAGGGCCAGGTGCACCGCTGGGGCGTGATCCGCAATGCCAAGGACCCGGCCCGCATGTACAACTTCTGGATGACATCGGCCACGGAGGAAGTGGCCATGCGTCCGAAGACGCCATGGGTTGGCGCGAAGGGCCAGTTCGAAGGCGTTGAGCAGCAATGGACCAATGCCAACCGCTCCAGTCAAGCCTATCTTGAATATGAGCCGGTCAGCCTGAACGGCCAGCTTGCGCCGCCTCCCCAGCGTCAGCCCATGGCCGACGTCCCGGTGGGCGTGCTGCAGATGGCCATGCATGCTCGTGACAACCTCAAGAGCACGACTGGCCTTTACGACGCTTCGTTGGGCGCCCAGGGCAACGAGACCAGCGGCCGCGCGATCCTGGCCCGCCAGAAAGAGGGCGACACGGCCAACTATCACTTCGTGGACAACCTGAACCGGGCCATCAAGCATTGCGGCAGGGTGTTGGTGGAGATGATCCCGCACATCTATGACGGTGAGCGCGTCATCCGCATACGAGGCGAGGACGAAGAGATCAGCACGGCTCGGATCAATGCGACGGTCAAGGATGAAGGGGGTGTCGATCGCATCCTGAACGACCTGACTGTCGGCAAGTACGACGTCACGATCACTGCGGGCCCGAGCTACACCACGCAGCGCCAGGAGGCCGCCGAGGCAATGACGCAGTTCGCGCAGTCCTGGCCCAAGCTGATGGACGTGGCCGGCGACAAGGTTGTGGCCAGCATGGACTGGCCCGGCGCCGAAGAGATCGCTGAGCGCATCAAGAAGACCATCCCGCCCAACATCACCGACGACGGCGAGGGCGAACAGCCACAGCTGCCTCCTGAGGTACAGCAGCAGCTTCAGCAGATGGATCAGACGATCCAAGGGCTCACCCAGGAGCTGGAGCAAGCCCAGAGCGGCCTGGAGAAGGCGCGCATCGATGCCGCAAGCCGTGAGCGTGTGGCTGAGATCAACGCCCAGGCCAAGCTTGATGTGGAAGAGCTGAAGGGCATGGTTTCGATGCTGGTCCAGCAGATGGTGCCGCCGCCGGCCCTGGTCGCCGCGGCTGCGCAGACCGGCATGCCGCCACCTCCGATTGGTTCACCGCCTCAACAGATTCCCGAACCACAACAAAACCCGCCAAGTGCGGGTTTTGACGTTTCTGGGCCTGAAGAAATTCGCGCAGACCTGCCGCCCGCAGGGTCTGAGATCGCGCCATTTGCGGGAGAAGGGCTACCGGATGGCCCGCAACTCACCGGGCAGGAGATCGCGGAATGACCGTGCAAACGATGGACCCCGTCCCCACCAATGACGCTCCCCAGGAGCAGCCAGCCAGCGGCCAGGAGCAATCCCAGCAGCAAGCCGAGCAGCACCAGGAAGGACAGCAGCCAGGCGGCGAACAGCAGCCCGGCGAAGGCCAGGAGCAATCCGAGACTGTCGAGCAGCAGCAAAAGAATGGTGGCGTGCAAAAGCGCATCAATGAGCTGACCCGCAAGGCCCATGAAGCCGAGCGCGAAGCGAAGTTCTGGCGCGAACAGCATGCCGCCAAGCAGGGCGCCCTCTCGTCGCAAGACGCACCCAAACCCGCCCGCACTGACTTTGCCAGCGAAGACGAGTACTTGGAGGCAATGACGGATTGGAAGGTTGAGCAGCGATTCAATGCGCACAAGCAGCAGACCGCTGCCGAGCGCGAGAACGAAGCCCAGGCCAAGCACCAATCCACTCGCATTGAGCTTTACCAGCAGCGTGTCGCCGAAAGCGCCGAGTCCATGCCGGACTTCGCCAAGGTCGTTGGCGCAAGCGAAGTTCCCACTGCAGAGCATGTGCTCGAGTCCATCCTGGATTCTGAGTACGGCCCCCAGCTGGCGTACCACCTTGCCAAGGACCCTGACGCCATTCAGCGCCTGAACGACATGAGCCCGCTGCAGGCCGCCCGTGAGATCGGGCGCCTGGAAGCCCAGTTGGGCAAGCCTCAAGGCGAACAGCCACCCCCTCAAAAGCGCACCACCAACGCGCCGGCACCGATTAACCCGGTGCGCGGCGGTAACGGCCAGTTCCTGAAGCCCCCTGAGGCTATGAGTGACGCCGAGTGGTACGCATCTCAACGCAAATGATTTGAAAGGGCCACACCATGGCAAATACCATCCTCACCCACCAGATGATTGCGCGCGAAGCCGCCAAGATGCTGGAGGAAACATCCCCTTTCCTGGCGAACGTGAATCGCGGTCGCCAGGATGAGTTCGGCGAGGCCATCAACGGCTACAAGAAGGGCGAAAAGGTTGATATCGAAGTGCCTCGCGCCGGCGTGGTCTTCGATGGCAAGACCTTCGCCGGTGGCGGCGCGGCTACCGACGTCATCGAGGACAAGGTGCCTCTGGTGCTGGACACTCAAAAGCACATCGGCATCAAGTTCGGCGCCAAGGAAAAGCTACTGGACATCACGGACTTCAAGGAGCGCATTCTGCGCCCTCAGATGACAACGCTCTCATCGGTTGTCGAGGCTGACCTGATCCGCCGCGCGGTTGTGGCCACCCCCAATATGGTGGGCACCCCTGGAACCGCCATCAGCACGATGAAGACCTTTGCTGAAGCACGCGCCGTACTGCAGCGCTACCTGACTCCGGCAGCGGATCGTTCTACTCTGATCAGTTCCGAAATCAACGTTAGCCTGACCGATGAAGCGCGCAAGCTGTTCAACCCCCAGGCAGCCAACTCCAAAGCCTTCTTGGAAGGATCTCTGGGACGTGCGATGGGCTCGGATTTCTACGAACACCAGAGCGTGCCTGTGGTTACCAACGGTGCAGCAGCCACGGTGACGGTGAACGGTGCTGGTCAGACGGGCAACAGCCTGACCATTGCGGCAACTACGCCCGGCTTCATCAAGGGCCAGCTGTTCACGATTGCCGGCGTGTTTGCGGTGCACCCCCTGACGGGCGAGAACACAGGCAAGCTGCAGCAGTTCGTGGCCACCGGTGACGCAGCCAGCACCACGCTGGGCATCTACCCCCCCATCATCCCTGCAGGCCCTGGCAAGAACGTGACCGCCTCTCCGGCAAACGGGGCTGCGCTGACGCTGGTTGGCTCGGCATCCACTGGCTACCGCCAGTCGCTGATGTTCCACAAGGACGCCTTCACCGTGGCTACAGCGCCACTCGGTGTGCTGGCTGGCTGCGAAGGCTACACCGCACGCCTTCCCAACGGCATCAGCGTGCGCGTGATGACTGGTGGCGATTTCACGAATGACCTCGAAAACACCCGTATCGATGTGCTGTATGGCTTCGCCGCCGTGCGCCCGCTGCATGCGGTTCGTGTCACCGAGTGATCTGGCTGCGAATCAAAGGGGCCCTTCGGGGCCTCTTTTCTTTCAAGGAGTGGAAATGTTCCAGGAATACCCCAAGGCCCTCTATAAGGGCGACAGCTATCGCGCTGTTGAAGATGCTGACCAGGAAGCCGAGGCACGAGCCCAAGGCTGGCATGATTTCGGCAAGGCGCCCGAAGCCCCTCAGACGGGCGGCGCTTCGCAATCTGGCGACCAGGCGGCCACCGGCCAGGTGCAAACGACGGTCACGACCACGAGCCGAGGCAAGAAGGCGAAAGCCGACCAGGCGGCCACCGGCCAGGAGGGCTAAGCCATGCGCACAGCTGGAGAAATTGCGCAGCGCGCGCTGATCCGCGCCGGTGTGGTTGCATCCGGCGAGACGCCAACGGCTGCAGAGCTACAGGATGCGGTGACCACGCTGAGCGACATGCTGGACAGCTGGAGCCTTGAGCGTCTGACCGTGTTCGGCACGAAAGAGATGGTTATCCCGGTGGCAGGTCTGTCCCGGATCACCGTTGGCCCCAGTGGCACCCTGGTAGCAGTGCGGCCGAATGCAGTCGTGTCTGCCTTCCTGCGCACCAGCGTGGGAGACACATCTATGAATCAGGCGGCGCCCGAGTTCCTGGATTCGATCCTGCACAAGGACGAAACGGATGTGGACTCGTTCTGGTTTAGCTATGAGGGCGCGATGCCGGATGGTGTCATCCAGATCTGGCCTGTTCCGGACAGCGGTGAGCTTCATCTTCGGGTCACGGCACCAATCGTGCAGATCACCGATGTCAATGAAGAGCTGGATCTGCCACCTGGCTGGAACCATGCAATGGTGCTGAACCTCGCGGTGAATGTGTGCGGCGAATACGGCTTCCAGGTGCCGGAAGGTCTGGCTGCCCTGGCGCAGACCGCCAAGGCCAATATCAAGCGCGCAAACCTGCAGCCAGCGGTTGCCACCTTCGATGTGGCCATCACAGCCAATCGCGATGGCATGGCGGAGTTCTACTATGGCCGTTGATTTCCCATTTGTCGGTGGAAGCTATACCAGCCGCAGTCTGAACTGGGATGCACAACGATCGGTCAACCTGTACCCGGTCCTTTCCGAGTCGGGCACATCCCGCAGCGTTGCCATGCTGACCACCACGCCGGGTCATCGAAAGTGGCTGGACGTCGGCACAGGGCCCATCCGCGGCGAGCTCAAGGTGGCCGGCTTGCTGCTGGTGGTGAGCGGATCGAAGCTGTACCGCGTGTCTGCCGGCAAGGTGATCACAGAGGTTGGCTCTGTGGCGGGTTCTGGCCTGGTCGGCATGGCCAGCAATGGCAAGCAGGTCATGATCGTGACGGGGGCCAGCAGCCCCGGCTATTTCCTCACCATTGCGACCTGGGCGCTCAAGCAGATCGACACGACAGAAGACCCGGACGGTAGCTTCACCGGCGCCGAAACCGTGGACTTTCTGGATGGCCGGTTCGTCTGGCCGCGCCCTGGTACTGGTGAATTTGCTGTCAGTCAGCTCTACGGCACCAAGATTGATGCACTGGAGTTCGCCACGGCCGAAGGCTCACCCGACAACTTGGTGGGCCAGATAGCCGACCATCGAGAGCTCTGGCTTTTTGGTGAATCGACCACCGAGGTCTGGTACACCAGCGGCGACCCGGATTTCCCCCTGGCGCGCATCAGCAACGCCTTCATTGAGCATGGCTGTGCCGCCCCAAAGAGCATTACCAAGCTGGACAACACCGTTTTCTGGCTGGGTGCCGATGATCGTGGCCAGGGCATTCTGTGGCGGGCCAACGGATACACCCCGCAGCGGGTCAGCACTTTCCCCATCGAGGAGGCCTGGGAGGAATACGCGCGCATTGACGATGCGATAGCGTTCACTTACCAGCAGGCCGGCCATAGCTTCTATGTGATCAGCTTCCCCTCGGCGGATGCCACCTGGGTCTACGACGTGGCGGCCAACCTATGGCATGAGCGGTCCTGGCGCGAAAACACTGGCATGAACCTGCAGCACCGGGTGCGCGGCCATGTCCACGCGCATTTCGCTGGTGAGCACCTGGTCGGCGACCACACCACCGGCCGGCTGTATGCGCTGGACCTGAACCATTTCAGGGATGAAGCATTTGGGGATGGCGCTGATGGCGAGTTGATCCCCCGCATCCGTGTCGCTCCGTACATCGAGGGTGACGGAAACCGCCGGCGCGTTCATTCCATGCAGATCGTCATGGAGACAGGCGTAGGCCTGGTGGATGGTCAGGGATCTGATCCCCAGGCCATGCTGCAGTGGTCAGACGATGGCGCTCATACCTGGAGCAGCGAGCACTGGACGGCCATGGGCCGTATTGGTGAACGCAGGACCCGTGCCATGTGGCGCCGTCTTGGAGCCGCTCGTGACCGCGTGTTCAGGGTGCTGGTGACCGACCCTGTGCCGGTCAACATCATCAAGGCGCGCATGGAGGTCTCATGAGTGAAAACATCAGCATCCCTGCTGCGCGGGTGCCTCTGGTTGATGACCAGGGGAGGATTACTCGGGAATGGATGGCATGGTTCCTAGGCATGTTTCAGCGTGTCGGTGGGCCCCAGGGCTTCTCCAACCAGGAACTCTATGGCGATGCCGTGGCGCTGCAGAGCTATGACGAGCTGTTGGAGCGCATTGGCGCCCTGGAGGCTCAGGCAAGAGACTTGAGGCAGGCCATGATGATGATGGCATTGGGTGGGCTAGAGCAGTTCATGGCTACGCCACCTATAGCCATATCGCCTGACACCTTTGCCCGCATCAAAGTTCTTGGAGAAACCGACCTGGCCATGGATAGCGGCAATGTGCGCATTCGCAAAGGCATCAATGACAGTGCGGCGGTTTTTCAGGTCAACGGAGAAAGCGACCAGACGGGCAACGCGCGATTCCGTTCTGGCCTGCATGTGAATGGTGCTTCCGAAGTAGATCTGAACTCTGTAGTGCATGGAACCCAGAAGGTCGACGGCACTTCAGAGGCCGCATCGTTCCTGGTCGGTGGCCAGCAGGTGGTGGGAGCGCGGGTTCCAGGAAACCCAGCATTCACCGCATACGCCGGCCAGACCATGGGGGCGGCATACAGCCAATCCCAGGCACAGACCAATGACAACGCCGTGAAGGCCGTCAGCACCGCCGTCGACGCGCTGGTCACGGCCATGCGAACCCACGGACTCATAGGAGATTGACCCATGTTCATGAATCAACGCGCCAGCGTCCAAGACGCGGTGCTGAGCACAAGTGCGTCCGTTCTTTACACAGCCCCGGCCAACACTGTGGCCCGTCTGTCCAGCGTCACGCTGTCCAACCAGACAGCCAGCGCCGTGAGCGTGAGTGTCTATCTGGTGAAGGCCGGAAGTGCACCAGGCACGCAAAACCGGGTGGTTCCTCCGTATGTTCTGGCCCCCAACGAGGCTTGGACATGCCCGCACCTCAACCACAACCTGAACCCGGGAGACACCCTGCAGGCCCTGGCCGACACCGCCAGCGCTGTGAGCGTCTATGGCTCGGTCATTGAGATGAGCAAGACGTGATCGGGCGGCCTGGGTATGACGAGGCCTGCGCAGAGGCGGCAGCCCAGGCCATGGCCAGCTATGACCCGACATTCGCGGAGCGTGCCAAGCAGACAGAGTTCTGGGGCCTATTCGACCCGGAGCCATGCGGTGCCGTGATCTTTGAAGGCAACGTCATCCATGTGGCCAGCCTCAAGCCCTGCGGTCTGGCAGTCCGTCGCATCGTGCGCCAAGCACTGCAGAACCGAGAAATCCTCTTCGCCCCCATCGCTGAATGGAACACGCCGGCGATACGCCTGGCCGTGGGGCTGGGCTTCAAGCTCGGCATTCAGAGCAGGGGCGTCAATTTGTATTGGAGAACACCATGAGCTTTGTAGGCGATCTGATTGGTGATGTTTTTGGCGGCATCACGGGCGCCAATCAAGCAGCGGAAGGCGCTGACAAGGCGGCAAATGCCCAGATTCAGGCGGCTCGCGAAGCAAACCAGCTCCAGAAGGAGATGTACGACCAGAACCGGGCGGACATGGCTCCTTGGCGTGAAGCCGGCATGGGCACCTTGTCCCAACTGGTGGCCGGCCTGCAGCCAGGCGGCGACTTCAATCGCAGCTTCACGATGAACGACTTCCAGGCCGATCCCGGCTATGCGTTCCGTCAGTCTGAAGGACAGAAGACCATCGACAACAGCGCCGCAGCACGCGGATCTTCTCTGTCAGGCGCCACGCTCAAGGCGTTGAATCGCTTCGGCCAGGACACAGCAAGCAACGAATATCAGAACTCGTACAACCGCTGGAACAACGACATGGCCAACCGGTTCAACCGCCTTTCTGGGGTTGCAGGGACGGGGCAGACGGCAACACAGACCATTGGCAACCAGGGCCAGCAAACAGCCCAGACCATGGGCCAGAACGTCACGGGCGCAGGAAATGCCCGTGCTTCTGGCTATATCGCCCAAGGCAACACCGTGGGCAATACGTTCGGCTCTCTCGCCGGTCTGGCAGGTGGTGCTGGGATGTTGGGCTGGAATCCGTTCAAATAAGGAAGCAGCATGGCAATCGATACTTCGATCTACTCCCAGGTCGGCAAAGGCGGCAACCTTGGTGATCTGGTCAACAGCTATGCCGCTGGGCGCCAGGCGAATATTCAGGGGCGTCTATCTGATCTGCAGCTTTCAGAAGCGGAACGCAATGCTGCCCAAGGCAAGGCCGTAAGCCAGGCCTACTCTGGGAACATTGGCGCTGACGGCACGATCAACCGCACAGGCATGATCAATCAGCTGGCCAGTTCCGGCCAGGGCGGTGCAATTCCTGGGCTGCAGAAGTCTTGGGCCGACCAGGACAAGGCCGCGACTGAGGCAAGCGCCAAGAAGCTTGAGATGGCCAAGAAGCAGCTCGACTACTTCAACGGCTCCATGTCTGGCCTGCTGGCATTGCCTGAGATCACGGACGATGCTTTGATTCGTGCGACATCCGATGCCGTGAACCGTGGCTTCCTCGGGCAAGACCAGGCTATAGCGTTCGTGCGCGGCATGCCGGCGGACCAGAAGGCGCGGCGCGCCATGCTGATGAGCGGCGTCATGCAGTCGACCGACGCTGCCAAGCAGCTGGAGGCATTGCTGCCCAAGGTGCAGGCGCAGAACCTGGGCGGCCGCACTTTGATGGTCGACGTCAATCCGATGACCAATCCAGCAGTTGTAGGCCAATCCATGGAGCGCACAGCCACGCCGGGTGAGGTGGAGCAGCAGCGTCACAATCTGGCGGCCGAAGGCAGTGCAGCCCAGAAGGCAAGCCGTGATCAAACCCAGATCGTTACCGATGCAGACGGCGGCGTGCAACTGGTCAACAAGCAGACCGGTCAGGCCCAGCCTGTGACCGGTGCAGATGGCCAGCCCGTGATCGGGAAGGGCGGCCTGTCGCAAGAGCAGCTCAAGAATGCATCTTCCAAGCAGCAGACGGTGACCATCCTGCGCAAGCAGCTGGAGAACTTGAAAGCTGCGCGCGACAAGCTTGGCACCATGGACTATGGCGTGGTGGCTGGCCGGCAGGCTGTCACCGACTCGGCCCGGGCCTACGATGGTGCGCTGGCGGCGCTGCAGTCGACCGTGCGCCAGCTGACCCGCACGCCGGGCGAAGGCTCCATGTCCGACTATGAGAGCCGCATTGCCCAGGCACAGCTCCCGGGCCGCGTGGATCCGGCTCAGGTGATCGACCAGAAGATCACACAGCTAGAAGACCTGGCCAATGTGATCGAACAAGGCTACAGCTCCATATTGAGCAAGGCCAAGGGCGGTCGCCAGCAGCCGGCACCGGCTGGAAGCGGCGGTGGTGTGCTCATGCCAGCGCAGCAGCCACAGGGCTCGGCTGTCATCGAGCAGGCCCGTCAGGCCATTGCCAGCGGGGCCGACCCTGCGGCCGTGCGCCAGCGACTGCAAAGCATGGGCATTGACCCAAGGGGGCTTGGAAATGGCAACGATTCTCGAACAGGCTCTTGGTAATGCCAATGCCAAGAAGTTTCTGCGCACCGTGGCGCAGGCTGAGGGCACCTACAAGGATGCATCCACGGATCCTTATGGCGTCGCTTTCGGTGGCGGCAGCTTCGATTACACCAAGGGGCACCCCGGCACGCTGCGCGACTTCACCCAGACAGACGGCACCAAGAACAAGACGAGCGCCCATGGCGCCTATCAGTTCCTGAAGCCGACATGGGATGGCCTGCAGCGCGACCTCGGCCTGCCCGACTTCGGCCCGCGCAGTCAGGATCTGGCCGCCCTGGAGCTGGTTCGCCGCGCCGGTGCCCTGGATGACGTGCTGGCCGGAAACTTCGACAAGGCCATTGCCAAGACGGGCAAGACCTGGGCCAGCCTGCCCAGCAGTCCTTATGCGCAGCCCCGGCGCTCAGCCGGTTTTGTGGAGAAAGCCTTGAACGCAGCAGTACCAGCAGCACAGGCCGCAGAGAATCCATTTGCCGATCTGATTCCCCAGGGGAAGAAGACGGTCAGCGCGCCGGCGGCAGCGGCGGAGAATCCCTTTGCTGACCTGATTCCGAAACAGAAAGAGCGCAGCTTTGCCGAGAAGGCTGGCGATGCGATCCGCGATATTCCGCGCCAGGTGGGCCTGACAGCCCGCTATGGCCTGGAGGGTCTGGGTAATGCAGCCGAGATCGTGACGAACCCGATTCGTGATCTGGTCACGGATCCCCTGGTCCGACTCGCCGGCGGGGCGCCCCAGCGCACGCTGAGCGATCTGGTTACTGGTGCCAAGGCTGGCCCGGCACGCAGCAAGAGCACGGGCGATGTGGCTGCGGCCGCCGCCGACTGGCTGGGCCTGCCAAAGCCTCAGACGGCTGGTGAGCGGGTGATTGGTGACGCAGCTCGGATGGTGGCCGGATCTGGCGGGTTTGTGGGAGCAGGGCGCGGCCTGGCAAATGCCGGTGCCAAGACGTTGGGCTCATTCCTGAGCGCAAACCCCACTGTGCAGGCATCGAGCGCCGCGGGCGCTGGCTTGGCTGGCGGCTCTGTGCGCGAATCCGGAGGGAGTGAAGGCGAGCAGGTCCTGGCGTCTGTGCTGGGCGGCTTGGCTGGTGCTGCTGCGCCTGCTGCCGTCAACAGCGTGACGCGCGCCGCGCGCAACGCGCCGGGCCGGCTGGCTGATCTTGTCAACCCCGGACGAAATACGCCAACTCAGCCAGTCGACCTGCAGATTTCTGCGCGGCTGGAAGGCACGGGCGTGGATTGGTCGGCTGTTCCTGAGCGCGTGCGCCAAGCTGTCCGCCAGGATGTTCAGCGCGCTCTGCAGGTCGGGGACGACCTTAATCCAGAGGCCCTGCGCCGGCTGGTCGACTTCCGGACTGTGGGCGCGACTCCGACTCGCGGCACTCTGACTCTGGACCCTGTTCAGATCACGCGCGAGAAGAATCTGGCCAAGACGGGTGCCAACTCGACGCTTGAAAGCGCCCAGCGTCTGGCAAATCTGGAGGCTGCCAACAACCAGGTGCTGATTCGCCAGCTCAATGGCATGGGGGCAGATGCAACCCAGGATGCAGCCAAGGCCTTTGGAGATCGAGGCGTCGGTGGCCTGCAGGGCTGGCTGGATTCTCAGAAGGCCAATGTGGACCGGCTTTACCAAGCCGCGCGCGACAGCGGCGGACGGTCGGCACCTCTGGATGGGTCTACCTTCACGCGCCGGGCTTCCGAGTTGCTGGACGAAAACCTGCTGGGCGGATCGCTACCGAAGGATGTGGAGACGCATCTGAATAGCATTGCTCAGGGCAAGGTGCCATTCAATGTGGACTATGCAGAGCAGTTGAAAACCAGAATCGGCAAGCTGCAGCGCGGAACCAGCGACGGCAGCGCCCGCATGGCACTTGGGGTGGTGCGTCAAGCTCTGGAGGAAACTCCACTGCTGAACGCCGGCGCAAGCCTGGGTGATGACGCCATCGGTGCCTTCAACTCTGCTCGGACCGCAAACCGCCAGATGATGCAGCAGATCGAGAAGGTCCCTGCGCTCAAGTCTCTGTATGACGGGAAGATCGCGCCGGATGACTTCATCAAGCGCTATGTGACCAGCCCAACTGCCAAAGTCCGGGATGTGGCCGAGATGGTAAAGGTAATGGACAGCAGCGGAAAGCAGGCGCTTCGCGACGGGGTTCTGGGTGAGCTGAAGGCTGCGGCCGTGGGAACTGTGGAAGATGAGGCAGCGAGATTCAGTGCTTCTGCATTCCGCAAGGCCCTGGACCGACTTGGTGACCGCAAATTGAGCCTGATCCTATCGAAAGAAGAGATCAACCAGCTCAAGGCTCTGTCTCGGGTTGCTGACTACACCACGGCTCAGCCAGTTGGCGCAGCGGTGAACAACAGCAATTCCGGTGCGCTTGTCGTCGGAAAGGCGATGGATGGCCTGAAGCTGCTTGGCCAGGTACCTGGTCTGAGGATGTTGGGCAATCTTGGCGCTGATGGCCTGCAACTGGCGGTGCGCACATCTCAGCAGAACAGCGCAATGAACGCGGTGCCCAGCATCGTGCTCAGGCCTGAGGTTCAGCGGCAGCTGACGCTGGGCAGCTTGGCCCGGCCAGCGTCCCTGTCTTCTGCGCTATTTGCCGCGCCACTCTCTCCACAGGCAGATCAGAACGATTGAGATCGCCCAGCCGATGGTGATGGGGTTGATGCCAGTCTCGCGTATCCACGCGCTGACGATCCGGTCAAGTTCCTGAAGCATCCGCGAATCCTAACGAAAAGCACCACAGCCGCCTAGAGCGGCTTTTTTCATAGACGCCGAAGCATAGAGCCGGGGGTATTGGAGAGATCCAGATTGGAATTCTCCGACCCCAGGTAGCCACAGCCGATTTGAAACTGTTGACTTAACCCACAACCACAAAGCGAAAGCCCCAGAGCGTATCCAGCGCCTGGGGCTTTCTTGTTTCCACCCCTTGAAGAGAGCAAGGAGAAGAAAGTCCGTGAAGTTTACCAAGATGACCATTACAGGACAACTCGATGAGAAGGGCGCCAAGCAAGTCGCATCCTGCGTTGCGAGGTCCTATCTCATCGCTTCGATTGGCGCCGCCATGGGTGGCGCTGCTGCGTTGATCTACGCCATTCGCTGGTGGTAGCCAGCACCTGAAACTCGTTCCAAACCTCAGCCCGCCACGGTTCGCCTTAGCGGGTTTTTTTTATTGCAGGAGCCGCAATGGCCACTTCTGTAGTCTTCCCCCGCGTCCAGTTCTTTGCGAACAACGGGCGACCGCTGATCGGTGGCCGCATCCATACCTATGTTGCTGGCAGCAGCACACGTGCGCCTACGTACAAGGATGCTGCGCGGGCTCAGCCTAATGCCAACCCCATCATCTTGGACGGTCGTGGCGAAGCATCCATTTATCTGGACATCGGCGTCGAATACAAGTTCGTCGTAGAGGACAGCAAGGGCGCTCTTCTGCTGACCCAGGATCCTGTGTATGGCGCCATCTGGCCTGATGCAGCAAGCTGGCCCAGTGATGCGACGCTTGCCTATCAGTACATGCTGGAGGCAAAGGCCGCAGCTGGTGCGATTGGACCTCTGAAGTTCTATAGCACCTATGCTCAGGCACTGGCAGACATTGCGAACATTCCTCTTGATGGATTGATCGAAATTTCCCAGGATGAGACCCATGGTGGAGCTAGGGCCCGCTACTTCAAACGAGTTGGGAATGTTTTTGAATTCTCGGTAAATTTAGATCAGCTCCGACTGGATCTATTGGCAAGTAATGGAGCAGAGCGTGTAAATGTCCGCCAAGCTCCCGATGCAGTAGTTCGAAGCGTTGCTGAAGTTCTGTCTAATGGCGCTATCAGTCCATTTATTTATGGCGGCAATTGGGACGGCGTTGGAGATGATACGGAGGCAATAAGAAAAGCCCATGCTTTGGCGAATTTGAAGCGAGTACCTGTCAGCTATGCAGGAATTTCAAAATTTTGCATACAGGCTAATGCAAGAATCCCCGTATACACCAGTGTTGATTTTTTCAGCGCTCGGATGGTAATCCTTGGTGGTGTTGAAGCATCGCCAAGCTTTGATAGTTTTAATACCATATTTATATTCAGCGATCCGGATTGCCCTCTTGTGACTGTGACCGGACCTGTTCTAGCAACAAACTTGGTACGCGGTGCAATATTCCCTACAAGGGGATTATTTGATGGGCATGGTTATGCGAAGCTTGAATGCGGTCTTCAAGTCCCAGATCGCGCAAAGACTGGAACTCAGAATTACACGCAGGCTTTCAAGGTAAATCGTGCCAGCAAGGTATCTCACCCATTGAGTTCTAACTGCTCAGCATTTGCATCTGCAATCACTGTCAGCTATAGGAAGACGTCAAAAACACCTCTCACCATTTCCAATGTTGGATTGGTTGAGGGTGCATGGAATAACCAGAGAGTGTTCCAAATTGAGCGTTGCAACACGCACATCAAAAACTTCGATTTGCTGTTTGATGGTGATGGCGCTCAATACAACAACGTGAGCGAAATAGTCTGCCTTCTGGACGTTTCCGATGTGACGATTGACGGGTACATGACAACCGGGAGGCCAGTCACTACCAGCACCGGGTCGTATTGCCTTGCTATCTATGGCGGGGCGGACATCTATGTGGACAACATGGAGGCCCTGACCGGGTGGGGCGCCATTGGATCGAACAATGTGAACGGTTTGTACTTTGAGGATTGCATCCTGAATAGAGTGGATGCTCACAGTTCTGGGCACAACATCTTCGTTGAAGAATGCGCGCTGCACGATATCGGAGTGAAGATCGGCTGGGGTGGTGGCGTGGTGAAGGTAACAAACACCACACTTTATGGGTGCCCTGCGATTTCGACTCGGGATGATTATGGCGGCCATTTTGATGGCGCGTGGATTGTGGATGGCTTTGAGATATCCATGGGAAATTCCTTTGGGACGTTCCCTGTGATTGATTGCGCGACCGCACCTATTGGGGCGAGCACCGCAATCCAACCTCCTGATTCGATTGTCAGCAACCTTCAGCGTGTGGCTGGGTCGACGGCGGCGGGTGGGGAGATTACTCCTGTCGCAATCAAGATCCGTCAAAACGGCGATCAAGTGCGGGCACCTAACCTTGTGTCTGTCTCCAACATTGAGAGCTCGGAAGGATGGCGTTTCAGTCTGAAGCTGGACTGGATGAACTTCATCACGAATGCTCGGGGAGAGATGCGCGTCAATATCAATGATGTAGATGCTTCGATGCGGGCGAATACCTCTTCGGGAGTTCAAGGTTATCCAGCATTTGCCTCAACTCCCGCCACCAGGGCATTTCTCAGCATCAACTGCTCAGCGGTAAGAAATCTTGCTTTGCGCTGTTTGCGTCCCGACATCACGTCTATTGATCTTCTCGACTGCGCGTTGAATGAAGCCACAGTTCCGAACCCATCACGCCTGAAGATTCTTGGCGGCCAACTCATCGCACCTACAGAAGGTGCATCCACTGTGGTGATCGGCGCGCTTCGCGGAGTCGCAACTCGTGAATACACATTCCTTCAAGGCGTGACGGTATCGCCCTATGCCGAATGGGATCTTTCAAAGGTTGCAGCTCTGAGCGGAGTGTTGGTTGAGCGCGGAACTCTTACCGCAACGCTTCCGTCTGGTGTTACGCCTGCAATGGCATTCACTGGCTGGAATGACGGTGTGATTTTTCCATGAGGGAGGGATATGGACGACTACGGCAACGAGCTGCCAGCGTTGACTCGGCAGCAGATCAATGACCGGTTTGATAAAGGAAGCGAGCGTATGGCAGCCATAGAGCGCGAGCTGGGAAAGACCCGGCAGGAACTGCACGAGCTCAAGCAGCAGCTGTCCGACCTGCTGGAGTTCTTCACCGCCATGCGCGGGGCCTTCAAGGTTTTGAACTGGCTCGGGAAGCTGGCCAAGCCGGTGGCGTATGTGGTAATGCTGGGAACGGCATTGCTTGGGTTCTGGACTGCAGTCCGTGCCGGAGGTGGTCGATGAGCTGGAAAGCGAAATTCATAGCCATCGTTGGTGCCGGCGCGGCTGCCATGGCGGTGCCCTTGGTGCAGCACTATGAGGGCACAGTGTTCAGCACCTACCGTGACCCGGTCGGTATCATCACGGCCTGCACGGGGCATACCGGGCCTGAGCTCAAGATGGGGCAGACCTATACCCGTGAGCAATGCGAGGACATGCTCTACAAGGACCTGGCCAAGCATGCAGATGCACTGAACTGCGTTCGCGCGCCACTGACCGACGGCCAGCGGGCGGCATTTCTCAGCTTCGCCTTCAATGTGGGGGATGACGCTTTCTGCCGCAGCACCCTGGTGCGCAAGGCCAACGCAGGCGACATCAATGGTGCCTGCGCAGAGCTGAGCCGCTGGACCTATGCCAGCGGCAAGCAGCTGCCAGGCTTGGTGCGACGCCGTGCTGCTGAGCGGCAACTGTGCGAAGTGGGGCTGGCATGACCGGCCGCGCCAAGGCCCTGGTGCTGGCCGTGCTGCTGGCCGTGCTGCTGGCCATGGCTTTTTCCGCCGGCTGGTGGGTCAATGCCCAGCGCGCTGAAGCCCGCATATCGCTCCTGAAAAAAGAGCATGCCGAGCAGAAGATGCGTGCTGGCGCGTCGGCTTTGGCTGCCTATTCACGCATGGAGAAAACCAAGGATGACGCAATCAAATCTGCCCAGGCACGAGCCGAAAGCCTCCAGGCTGATGCTGGTGCTGCTGCCGCTGCTGCTGACGGCCTGCGCAAGCAACTCGCCGGCGTGCCAGCCCGTATCGCAGCCGCTTCCCGCGTCGCCGTCGATGAGTACGCCGCAACCGCAGGAGAGCTACTCGGCGCGTGCACAGCGGAATATCAGTGGATGGCAAGACAAGCTGATGGCCACGCAAATGATGCGAGAATGATCACCGAATCTTGGCCGCGCTGAACAAACGCAAAAAAGCCCCCTCGACACCCAAATCAGGTGCGAGGGGGCTCTTTTTTTGTGCGGGAGATTTTGCCAACATGGGCGGTAAACCATGCGCTGAGTGCAGGCCTTGAGCCTTGGTCTTCATAGCGTCACAGGAATTCGCAAACAGCGAGCACGCCGCTTTTAATCCGTTGGTCGCGAGTTCGAATCTCGCAGGACCCACCAGAATACATAAGCCGCTACAGCTGTT